TGCTCGCACGATGGATTCACCCACCACTCGTGTTGCCCAAAAACCGGTGATATCTAAGATGGACGGCACGTCCGAGATGCCTTCTGGAGTCGCGCCCAGGGGGGAACTCAAGTCAAGGATACCGCGACCAATTAGGCCTGTTGTTGTTAGCAAGCCGAATCAGTTTGAAGGTTCTGAGGGTCAAGATAACAAACCAAAAGTCTGCACTAGCGGTCCGCCTAAGGTTTCTCAACCGACACAGCCAATGACCAGCAAGCAGGCTAACAAACCCGCGAAAGCGGATAGTGCTCCGGCACTTAGCAGGAAGCAGAAAGCTCGCGAGGCGTTTTTAGAACGTCAGGCCAAACGTGACGCTGCTCGTGCTGCATCAAGAAATTTGATCGACATCATGCGTTCAGTGAGGGTAATCAACAACAGCCCAAACCTTAGTGGAATGATTCGCAGTGTGCAACAACAAAATGCCCTCAAAAGGGGTGTTAATCCCAATCCAAAGTCGGGATCTGCGCATTCATCGTCACGTAAAGGACAAGCTCCGCCTCCACCAGCGCCCCAAACGACTACCGTCCCCGTGCTACCAATCCCAAAATTGAAACAGCAGCAATCCGCATCGAGCACTAAGTCTCAGAAGCAGCCCGCCATTAATGGCGCTAAGCCTGCTCCTCAGCCTGCCGGCGGTGATAAGACTGCAAAAGCACGGCCAGCGAAAGCTGATGCTGCTCAACCAATGCAGACCGTCTCTTTGACTGGTCCCGATTTGAGTGGCATGACAGTGGTGGTTAGGAAATCTGATGTTGTTTCACTACCTGGCGACGAACAACCAGTCGCAGCAGCACCCGCGCCCGCAGCCGGCGCTCCTGCCCCAATAGGACAACTTGCCATTATGCCGCCCCTAAACCAACCCCATATCATCTGGAGGAAATCCCCATGGTGGCGGCGATTGATCTTCAAAGAGGCTCCTTCTCGCCTTGAGATCGATCGGCATGATAACCTACACATCGGAACTTTAGCGAAGCATAAACATTGCCCCAATGGTCTCACCACAGGTGAGGAAATGGTCATCCCCGAACTACAGAGTTACCTTCTGATGAGTAAATTTTCGACTTATTCGAGTCGAAAAGAAACTCTTGACCACATGGAAAAAATTGGCCGCAAGTTTTGGCGAGATGAGAAGAAGATCGATTTCGGAAAGTTGGAACCTCAAATGGTCAACCGGCACCTAATCACCATCCAAAAGGTTGTCGACGAGCGCACATCCTCCTATCTACTAGCTCAGGAGGACCAATCCATCAGTAGAAAGCGCCGTTTCCGTAATTTGAAATTCTGGAAAAGGGAAACCCAAACAACGTCACCTGATTGGGCCCCTTTATACCCCATCCCCCAGTAAGTCTTCAACGGTGTCTCCCCCTCAATACCATCTGTCAACGAGGGGTTGAGCTGCTTCCGACCGCCCCTTGGAAGCATGTGACCACCATCATCAAACACTCCGAAAAATTGTGTAGAGACCAGTCCTACCCTGTCATGTTTCCTGATCCTTCCTTGCATGGCAGAACAGCCGAACGTTTCATCATGACGTCTTGTGTCCACAACGACATAGTCGGCTTACGGAATCGATACATGAAGGAATCCCCAAACAAGTTTGGTCCCAAGCACCCAGAGTTGTTTCAACAAGCCATTGACGAACTCGTTGCTGCTTTGAAGCCTAATTTCAAGGGAGTTAAACCTCTCAAAGATCTTTTGGCCAAGAAACGCGGCAAATTGAGAAAGCGCTACGATGACGCAGCGCGAAACATCCTCGAAAATGGTTTCCATCTGGAGAAACACTCTAAGGTCAAAGCGTTCATTAAGAACGAGGTTTACAACGAATGCAAACCTCCGCGAATGATCATGGGGCGGGACCCACGGTTTTTTCTTGCCTATGCGCCTCTCATAGATGCAATCGAGGAAGCCATGAAGCACTTGCCAGAGATATCCAAAGGACGTAACTTCGCAGAACGAGGAGAGCAGTTCTTTGAGAAAGTCCTTGGGGACATTATAGCTGGGATCGACTTTAGGAAATTCGAATCGACCCAGTCGCTTGAACTACTCGCCCATATCGAGTTGTCCATTATATTCGGACTCATAGAGGCTGGTCTGTGCGGTCGCGCCATTAAATTGTGGGTAGCCAAATTGAAGATCGAAGGATATACTCTTCACGATATATACTTCATGCTCTTTGGACTACGGTGCACCGGAGAAGCAGACACGGGGTGCTTTAACACTCTCATCACTTGGGTCGCCTGTCGATACTGCGAGCTGGTCAACAAGCTCGGCATACGCAACTTCATCTGCGATGGCGACGACAATCTGATGCGCATCCCCTTAGGGGCCGACTTCGTTGATACCTTCGCGGAGTTGGGTCTTGACGCCAAAATTGAAATCTTTTACGATTATCATGACGTCGAGTACTGTTCTGGTCGGTTCATCCAGATCACCCCTGGCGTTTTCCATTACGTCCAAGATCCACGTAAACTAATGCAAAATCTTCCGGTCTTCAGGAAGAAGAAGTTCGAGCATTGCATGGGTGTGTATTACCATTCTCTCGGGTACATGTACAACGTTTTGTACCCAAACTTTCCATTATACTCCAACATTGGGAAGTTTTTAATGAAAATGGCACCCGATCGACACATTAGTATGGAAATGCTTAACGAGATAAACCCTTCGCATGCAGAGGCGTTCTCGAATACAAAACAGAAGGTTAGCATTGATTATGACCTGGTGCGGGTTGAAATAGCCATGAGTTTTAACTACACTATAGAGGAGGTCAGGCGCTATGAGGCTTGGTATGACGAACATCTAGTCATCCTTCCCCCAGAAAACAACAAGCGCTACAATGCTGAGAAGACACCCGCCGTGTTACTCACTGATCAACAAATCGACCAAGTTGAACAGATAATTTCGGAATCCGTAGACAAACACGTTTTCTCGAAATCTTACCGTGACTACATCATAGGACCTCTACTGATGTTGTAGATGGTAACACCGCGCTCCGGGCCAGAAAACATAGGAGCGCGTACGATCCCTACCGCGTGGCGGGACCTGGGG